ACAGTACCTCCATTAACATAATAAATAACTGTTTGAGTAGCACCTACTCCCTCTTCATAAACAAACATAACATTTGTTGCAGAAACCATTTGATTTCCATATCCATGAACTGGTATATAAATAAACTTTTCCATTTTGTAAAAAATTAATGGGTTAATAAAGTACAAAGATAATAAAAAAGGCCGATGTTAAAATCGACCTATTTTGTACCTAATCCTGAAATGTAAGAATTTAATTCTCATTGAATTCTTTCTCTAAGAACATATAAAACTCTAGACCATCATTTGACTTAAGCCAAGACATAAATACATCTTCTTTACGCTCACCAAATGGTACTGTTAGAATTTTCTTCTTATTATTCTTTAAGTTATAGTGGATATCCTTTCCAGCTCTAAATGTTATAAATCCTTCATTAAATGCTCGTGATGCAATATCATTTACACTAATATCTGGATCTTCAATAGCATCTAAAAATTCTTCTGGATAGTTTTTAGCAAATAATAAAATATCGTGTTTAATCTCAGATGATGTCATCTTATCAATGTTTATATCTAAGTGAACACGCGCGATAGCCTTCATTACATCTATATCTAATGAACGTGCTGCAATAAGAGCATCAACTTCTAGATTAAGATTTCTAACTCTATCTTCAGCTATTTTTTGTGGATCAAACTCATAGAATAATGTACCTCCATTAGCTATATTATCTGGATGAATATCCATAAATTTCTGAAGCAATGGATTATTTCTTGGTACGTTTACTTTTCCATCCTCCATTACAATAGGCTCAAGAATAGCAGTTCCATCCTGCTCATCCTCAAATATTGATCGTTGATTTTTTGAATAACGAAGTGCTCTATTTATTCCTTTCTCTTCATCAAAGTGAAGCAATTGTCTTCGCTTATTGCTTCTTGATTGAATAAAGAAGCTTACTGGTGTTTTGCTTTGTTTAAGGATATACACCTTATCCTTAGAGGTTTTCTCTTGTGTTTTCATTATACTTAATTTAAATTAAAATAAAAAAAAGAGAGGGAGTATTTCATCCCTCTCAATTTAACTATTAGTCTTTGAACAATACAAAGTTGTTTGCTCCTAGTGTACAAAGTGCACGCTCAGACAAGAAGTTAACTTGCATTGCATCCAAGTCGCTAGTAGCAGCACCACCAGCAGAACCTGTAACCCAAGTTTTCATCTTACGATTCTCAGCCTCATTTGCACGGTAACGAACGTGTAAGAATGGACGCTTCATGTTTTTACCCATTACTTGGTCATATACTGACATAGTACCAGCAGGGATAAGAACACCGTTTACAGCACCACCAACGATACCTCCGCGAAGAGCAGCGTCATTTAAGTACTTCCAGTCAGACTTGTAGAAGTCATATCCACGGCGGAAAGAAGTGAATCCTAAGTTAAGAGCCATATCTTTATCGTTGTCAAATAGACCGTAAGAAGTACCACCAACTCCGTAAGAGTTTTGAGCAGCTAACATATCATCGATATCGAAAGAGAACTCACGATTAACGAACAATACATTCTCAGCGATAGCACCTTGCTTATCAAGACGAGAAACGATATCGTCAAACTCACCAAGAGTAGATGGGTTACCACCAGACCATACGTTACCACGATCTTCAATTGCATCAAATAAACCTTGAGACCCAGAGTTAGTTCCCAATGCAGACCCAGCAACACCAGAAGATCCTTCAGTTGGAACGTGCTCAATCATCATCATTTCAAGATAATCCTCGAAACGTAGACGAGTCTCATGCTCAGCTTTAACATACCAAAGGTATCCTGTAGCTCCATTCTCAGTAGTTACTTCTACCCATCCGATTTGAGCCATATCTGATCCAGATACTTCAAACTTATCTTTGATGATAACAGGCTTAACTTCGAAGATGTCATCTACTGGATCAAGTGACCCTTCCATTCCAAAAGAACCTTTTTGAAATTCAGACCCATATACAAATGCAGTAATACCAGTAGAAGCGGCAAATCCAGTTGGTTGACCAGCATTTAAATAGTACTTAACAGTAAACTCACCTGCACTACCAATACCAACAGTATCAATATATGCCTTAGCAGATACGTTTAATGTGTTGTCAGATAAAAATACAGTTTGTCCTACTCGGAAGTTACAAGATCCACCACCTACAACAAATGTTGTATCTGGATCCCCATCATTTCCTGCATCAACTGTAACGTCTGTATACTTAGTATGCAAACGTCCTTGCTCTGCCCACTTAATCAAGTCAGATGCAGAAGGAATTTCTGCACTTACATTACGCAAGAAAGAAGCGATTGAACGGTTACCGTAACGCTCGAATTCTGTTTCGTAAGTGTCAGGTAAATACTGATTTAAGAAGTTGAATTGATTGCTTCCTAAATAGTTAGTAGGTAGAGTTGCTTTAACCGAACTCGGTTGCAAGTCATACCCTGGAGTGTTTAATGAACCAGCCATTTTGTTTTAGTTTTAACGTTTTTTAATTCTTAATCTACCATCATAGCCTTCCTCTACTACTCTGATCTGTAGACCCTCTTTCGGAGTTGCAGCAGGTGACTTTCGAACCATATTAATGTTCTTAGACTCCTTCTCAAAATCCGTAACCGCATCAGCTTTTCCTTTTTCATAGAAAAACCTAGCTGTCTTGTCAGGATCCATAGCCATCGCTATAGCCTTGTGGAACCCTTCAGTGTCGTTGATGTATCCGTTTTCGTCTAGAAACTTAGTAATAAAATTATTAAGATTCGACTGACGATTCTTGATTTCATCTGCATCTCCAGGCTTGTAGACTAGCTTAGTGTTTTCATCTATATTAAATCCGAAACCTTCGAACTTTGAAAACAACTCCTCAGTCTTCTGCTGGAAGTACATTGACTTCTTCTGCTGTTCCTCTAGCTGCGCAGATTCAGCTTGTTTATATGCTTGGTAAGACTCATAAGACTCTCGCTCTTCTTGTGGAACAAAGCTTTCTCTTGACTCAAGAGGAACCTTGTACTGTTCCTTAAGATCGCTAAAGTACTTAATCGCCTTCTTCAGCTCTTGTTTTCTCTCTAACTTCTTCTGTTTAATCTCTTGATCGCTATCAAGATCCTCATCATACGAGAACATACTCATCTTGTATTCTATGTCCTCATCATCATAACCGCTTTCACGGTAGAAGTCAGATAGTACTCGGTTCGGATCTTCATCATCAAAGTTTCTATTCAACTTCAAGAAGTCATCTAATCCTCGCCCAGTTTCTTTTTTGTACTTATTAAAGGCAGCTACATCAGCATCTAGTTCTTCTTGAACGACTCGTTCTTTAAGTAACTCATCTATCGAACTAACCTCTCTTCCGTACTTACTACGAATGTGGTTAACAACCACTTCGTCATCTATATTATAAGCAGTTTCATTTACAGGTTGTTCTGACTCTATTGTATTTTCAACAACAGTATCCTGGTTCTGTTCTGCTACTTCACGTTCATGCTGCTCAACAAGTTCAGTCTCTAACTCAACTAGTGACTTTTCTTCAAAGTCAACAGCTCGTACTTTAAATTCTCCTTCCATTTTATTTGATTTAAATTATTGCAAAATTAATTAAAAAATTAATACAGCTTTCTAGGTTTCTTTGGCTGCTTAATTTTAGTAGTCTTTGGAGACTTAGGTTTAGTAGGTGACTTTGGTTTTGGTGCTTTTATACTTTTCATGATCCTTTAATCCATTTCTTACTTGGTGATGCAGTCTTACTTGAACTCCACTTAACTTTATCTGCCCAGTACGCTGCTGACATTTTACCTTTAGCTATATTCTTAGCATGTCTGCTTTTAAAAGCCTCACGCTGCCCAGCTGTTTGATTAGTCTTTACTCCTTGCTGCCCAAAACGTATCGTCTTAACTTGGTCTCCTTCTTTAGCCACAACAATATGTGACTTTGTCGGATGACTAGGAGTCCTTTTAGGCTTATTGAACCCTTCAACACCTGCTCTTGCTAATCTTGAGTCTTTCATTTCTTCTTAGCTGTTTTTGCTGCCTTCTTAAATGCACTAGCTGTAGGAGCACCTTTTGTTCCTGGCTTAAGCATAGTCTCACCTGAACCTTGCTCGATTCGCTTTCTCTTAGCGTGAATGTTTGCGTATAGTCCCTTTTTCATTATAGTTTTTTTCCTTTATGCTTCACTCTCTTTGTGATAGGTATATTAACTGTCATACTTATGTCAGTCTCAGGCATATATCCAGTTCCTCTACTTTGGCTAATATCTAAAGTAACTGGGCCTTTATTAACTGATACTCCGTAGTTAACATCAAATCCAGATTTTCCAGCAGTGCCAGATGCATATGGATTAAATTTCATCTTATTCTTTCTCATATTATCTAGGCTCAAATGATCCCAAATCGAAGTCATCTAAAGAGTCCTCTGTACTCTCAAACTTAACTGGTGGGAGGTTATTCTTTCTCTGGTTAATTAGTTCTGACTGACGTTCAGCTTGTAGATCAACACGCTTGTCCTTAGCCTTCTCACGCTCTTTCTCGCGCTTCATTAATCCCTCAGTCTCAATACCCTTAAGCTGCATATTATACTGGAACTCAAGTTCCATAAGCTCTTTCTTCTTATCAACCTCAAACTGCATCTTCTGCATCTCAAGTTGAGCTTCGTTCTGCTTGATAGCAATCTTAGCCTGAGCTTCTGTCTGAGCAGTCATCTGTTTTTGTTGAGCTGCCGCTTCTTGCGATTGCATGTTGATCTGCATCTGCATCTGTTGTTGCATATCTTCACGCTGCTGTTGCTTCTCTAACTTACGCTTACGTTTTACTTTAAGCATCTCATTAGCTAGCTTAAGATTCTTAATCATGCGTATATCAATAGCATCTTCAAGATCAATCTGATCTCTACTAAGTGATATCTGTATATTAGCCTCAAGCTGTTGCTTCTCTTCTTGATCAGGCTCTACCTCTATAAATATTCCAAATGAATGTAAGTATAGGTCCTTGATATCTTCTAAAATAGCCAAGTTATACTTACCTATCTGCATAGCGAACTCATCTCTGAAGTCAGCGTACTGAAGTATGTCATTCACTCGTAGAGATACACATTCTGCAAGACGCTTAGTAATCATCAATCCTCCTTGAAGTATGTGACGAGTAGCAACGTTACTGTTCAATGCGGCCATCTTCTGTACACCTACTAGTGCGTTAGGGTCTGGTGTAGATCCGTCACGAGCCTCATTTAGACCTGTGACATCGCGAATCATATTCAAGTTATAGTTATAGTTACCTATCAAGGCCGCCATCTTACTCTGACCACTGTTGCTTACTAGCTCTTGAATTGGAACTCGTGCGTTGTTAAACTCACCGTCACCAGTGTAGCTTCTACCAACTACCGATCCAGTCTGGAAGTATAACTTAAGCGCATCCTCTGGATTATATGCTGCGCCAGTACCAAGGTCAACCTCTGATATACCATCCGCATCAATAAATACCCCATCAGGAACAACTCTAGCCATTACCTGCTGTAGTTTAAGATGCGTAAGCTGTATCTGATCAGCAAAAGGAATCATTCTCTTAACTAAAGACTGTATCTGACCCTTGTACATGCTTGGTGCAAACATCACATAGTTAGACAATGCTTTCTGTGTAGCAGCGTCAGGACGTACCATATTCTCAAGCATCTCCCACTTAAGCATGATATTAGTACCAAGAACTAATACACCTTCGTACCATACATCTTTAACTACGTCAACACGCTCAAACATTTCATTACCTGCTTCAGGATTAAATGTCTCATCACGTCTTATGACTCTTTCACCACCATTTTCTAAGTACTTCTTCTTGTATACGAATCTCTTCTCAGTCTTATAGTTGAAATACAACAACGTTACAACCTCGTCATCAAAAACATCGTCCTGGAAAGTTCTGATAATAGGGTAGTAGTTATACCAAGCTGATCCAGAGTTCTTAATATCCTTAAGAGTATCATCTGTAACAGATGGGTTAATCTTTCTAATTTCTGTATAGTGTACTTGCTTAACTTCACCAACATAGTATATATCAGAGAAGTCTGGCTTCTCTGTGTAACTGTAAATAATAGATGCTGGATCAACATACTCTATCTCAAGTCCAGCACCAGCCAAGAACGAGTGCTTAACTACACCTATTCCTATCTCAGTTAAATCTTTATCTACTTGAGTCTTGATTACATCCTTGTAATCGTTCATATCAAGAAGAGTATTGATAGCAACCTCTTCAGCTATCTCAATAGATGGCTTGTACTTAAGCTGCATATATAGAGCAAGCTCCTCATCGTTCTCTGGAAGCTCTTCCTGTGGTACGTTGAATGCATCAATTCCAAACTGTTCTTTAGTCTGAACTAAGAAGTCTTTAGCTAACATATCAGCCTCGACCATCTCTTGGAACATATTCTTCTTTTCTGCTGAATTAATATCCTGTGATTCAGCCTTGATAGAGTACAGCCTATCAGCCATACCATTTACAACAATGTCAACAAACTTAGGGATAATTGGAACTGGCTTCCAGTCAAGATTCATGTACGATAAGTCACCATCAACTGATAGTAAATCCTTATACATTTGAGTCGGTTGTATTCCGCGAGCATATAGCCTAAGTTTATGAAACTCTAGGTATTGATCGTAGTACCTGCAACTCCCTGCATTAACTCTTTTAAACCACTCGCCCTCAATTGCCTTACCAACTCTTAAACCATAGTCCTGAGTTTTTTTCTCTGCATCTGTTGCGTATTGGTTCGGAAACGGAGAGCTGCTTATAATTACTGATGGTTTACTATCCATTATTTTTTTAATTGACTTCTGTTGCCACTGTTGTTGTATCTGACAAAATTAATATTTATTTTTGACTTTTCCTCTTTGACCTGAAACATGTTCTTCCTAGTAGCCATAATAGCAAGTCCAGAACTAATCGAGGCATCATGCTTTGTTCGATTGTTTATGTCAAATCTAGCCCAATCCTCAAGAGTCTTTGTGAAGTACATGTTACCCATCTCATCAGGTTCCCTGTATGTTCCTTCTTGATCATACCCGACATACTGTTCGATATACGTGCCAATAGATGATGCGTGAGACTGTTTTACGTCCTCAGATGAGTTAGGTATACCACCAAGCTCTAACTCTGTCTTAGATAGCTTTGTTATGTGCTTATCTGGTCTATTCATAGAGTAACCTCTATAGCCTCTATCCTTTATATGGTAAAGAAGTCTAGTCTTATTATTCTCAATAAGTATAGGCATTCCATAAAAAATGATCGCCATAAGCACATCTTCGAAAAAAATCTCCGCTGTCTGTGTCCTTGTTACGTACTCTAGTATAAACTGATTAGTTGGAGCTTTTGGCTCCATATGAAATCCAGTAAGTCCGTGAAGAGCACCGTTTGATCCTCCTCCTCCAACAGTACCAGATATATCATAAGGGTCACATCCGAACGCACCTAAGTGTTCGTTACCAGGACGTTTCTTCCCATGCCTATCTGTTATAACTTTATTCCTTAGTTCTGGTGGAGGCAGCCAAGATACAGTGAACTTACCACCTGGGTCTGGGGTCCATATAACCTCAGAGTCAAGTACTCCATCTCTCCAATGGAAGTTACCTTTAGTAAGTACCCTTTCCTTTATTAGTGAATCGTTATAGTCAATCTGCTGATATATCTTAGATAAGTTATACAACGACTGCTTAGACTCATCACGAAATGCGTGAGACTCTGTTCTTGGGTACTGTCTGTAGAACTCGTTAAGTGCGTCAGCATCATTCTTAAGCGCAGCTACTTCATTGTTCCAATAAGTAATTACACCGTTGTATATCATCTCCCCATCCATACCGACAACTGGAGTCTTTGGATCCTCAAACACTGGGAATCCATACTGATCAATGTACCCCTCAAAGTTCCACTCCATAGGTATAAACAAGCTGTACAGACCTGACTTAGTCTGTCCGTTAGCTGATCTTTGTTTTGGATTAGAGTCTGCGTATAACTTCTTGAAGTTATCACCACCCTTAGACAATGCGTTGGATGTTGATCCCATCATACACTTACCAATAACCTTAGAACCTAGTCGAAGACAAGTCTTTGTTACACGCCAGTTGTTCAATATGTTATCTGGCTTCAGCCACTTTCCAGATTCATCATGAATTAGCATAAGTAGTTTCTCACCATCGTATGAGTTGTCAGCAGTATTCTTCCAATCTATAGTAGTGTCAAGACCCTCTATATCATCAGTATGCTCTTCGTTCATACTCTTCTTAGTAATCTTTGAAGCAGGAACCCTAAACGAAAGTTCTGTCTTTGGATTATCCATACCATCCTGCACAGGCTTAAAGAAGAATGGGTAGTTCCTAACTATTGGA